TACAAAACAGAGGTGATTGAATATTTAAAAGCAGATTGGCAAGGTTTAGCAGATGTACAACTTGCGACACTAAACTGGGTAGATTGGTTCAATAAAAAGCGTGTACACAGTGCACTGGGTTATGTATCGCCTTTTGAGTTTGAAGCAATGTACTATGATAAGATTAACCCGTTAGGTCAGGTGGCTTAACTTAAATAAAAAAGTCTCCGACAAACCCGGTACGGTTCATTGATTGTCGGTGTAGAAGGTTCAATTGAAGGCATAATCTCAGCTTGAGGTCGAGCAGCTTGACCTATCGTGAAGTCTTGAACATCCTCAAGATTTGATCGATCCTGAACTAAACCATTGGATGAGAAGTAGACCTTGCCATCGTGGTATAGATCAGAAGTTGCTGAAGTAGGTACGTTGCCATTGCCCTTATAAATAATCTGGCCATCATGAACCGGTTGATTAAAGATGTTCGAGATTTCTTTGCTCTGATTAAAAATCCTTGAGCTCTGGTTCGCCCGATTCAAAATACTCTCAAAAGTGGTATGGTTTTGAGCATAGTTAGAAACAAATGATTCTGGACTTGTCGCCCTTCTCATCTGTTCAACTTTATCAACACCACCCCATTTTTTAATATCATCTTGGGACCAAACAATTTCTCCTTTATGCACGGCACCAGCAATCTCATATTTCTTACCTTTGCCTGTATATCCTCCATCTGCAAAACCATTGTCTTTGAAGATAGAAACTTCTTTCAGCAATTCTTTCTCAGCATTCTGCACAGTACTGTTTGAAACATTACTATTTAGAACTTTTGAGTTAGAGAGACTAGAAATGATCGACTTGCTAGCATTAAAGGATTTACTACTTTGAATCGATTTATCTAGAACTTCGCTAAAGCTGGTGTTGTTCCCAGCATACTGGTTAGTAATGTTCTGAACATCTCCTGATTGCAACACCACTTCATTACTTGGATTGAGTGCTTTAACAATAATCTGGTCTTCTCGAGTAGGCTGATTAAAGATATTCGAGATATTTTGATTATCATTAAATGCTTTTGAACTGAGGAAAGAGCGATTAAAGACATTTTCAACTGAAGTATTGTTAGTAGCATGATTATTGATAAATGCTTCAGGGTTTGCACTCTTACGCATTTTCTCAACTAAACCAACTCCACCCCAGCGTTTAATATCTTCTTGGGACCAGACCACCTCTCCTTTATGGACAATACCGGCAGGTTCATATTTTCCACCAGATCCAGTGTAACCACCGTCAGAGAAGCCGGCTATAGTTTGTCCAGCGATCAGACCAACATTCGCCATCCCCATCCCAAGCACAAGGTTGGCTGCTGTTGATTTGCTAATTACATCCAAATACCACGGACTTGCTAGAATCTGGTTATACGCCTGTAACGCGCTAATTGTGGCTGAGCCAATTGCGAATGCTTGCTGTGCTATATACATGCCCTTGTATATACCAGATTGCTCGCCTGCTGCATTTTTAACAATTCCAGTCATATTTGACCAGTAGCCACTAAGCTGACTTGTTAAGCTATCAAGTTGCCCCAATTGGGTTTCAAAAAGTGAGCTATTCAGGTCCCGTTCATCTTGAGCATATTTTTCATCCAGTGCTTTTCTGGATTGTAAATATTGCTCTCGCGCTGCCAATAATTGCGAGCTCCTCTGTTCCTCATCAGCAATTAGATTAATACCATTAGTTTGGTCTATATATGTATTTAATATCCCTCCTGCATCAGTTGAATACCGATTTTGCAAATCCCATTGAGCATACCCTCGCGGGTCATTTTGTTGAAATACTTGTTGTGAAGCATTAAAACCGCTCTGAAAAACCTTATCCGATGCGCTATCTAAAGTCTGAAATTGCCCCATATTATTAGCGCTAAGCAACCCAGCTTTTCGCTTCTCATCTGCAACTTTTTTAATCTCATCCAGCTCAATCTGATATCGCCTTATTGCCAGCTCAGTTTCACCCATGTATGAGCTTTTCGCCTCAAGTAACTGTTTTTCGCGAGTCGATTGTATAAGCTCAAGTTCTTGCTGTTTTTGCTGTTCCAGACCATCTAAAGCAACCTTTCTTTGATCTTCAGAGAGTTTACCCTCAGCAACTAATCGCAAAGAATTGGTTTCATATGTGTAATCAAGCTTTTGTTCTTCAGTCCACTTATAACCATTTACTTCAAAATCTTGCTGAAGTTTGGCGAGTTCATCTTGAGCTTTATATCGCTCTTTGATTTTAGGAATTAAGGCTGTTTGACCCGTTTGTTGCGCAAGGTTAATTTCTTCGTTACGAGCCTTGGTTCGCTTCGCTTGCTCCTCCTCATATTGCTCTTGAAGGTTTAGACCTTGCTTAACTAACTCTAAACGTGCCTTGATTTGCTCTCCATAGGCTCTATCGCTATCACCATCGGATAAACCGCCTTTGCCAACACCACCAGCAATGATATCGGAATACCTTGAAACCTTAGCTACATACTGCGAAACCTCCTTATTTCGCTCTGCACTGCCTTTAACCTTGCCAGTTTCAGTAAACTGTCTTGCTCCACCCTCACCTGCATTATGGGAAAGTATTGCCTGAGCCAAGTCACCTGTTTTTTCATAAACCTTGGCGATATTATCAATTACAATTTTGCCCGACTTTTCCAAGTCATAACTATCAGCAACAGACATATTGTTCTGTTTACGATAACCACTGGTTGTTTGAAAATATCCTATTGCACCAGTATGACTCTTAGCTTCTCGAATACCTTTAGATTCTTGAGCCAATAAGCCTGCAATTACACTTGATGGTATCCCTTTGCTTTCAGCATATTTACCTAAACCACTCGATTCAATTAAAGCAGCAGATCGCTTGGCTACTTCCAATTCAGCTTGTGTGATTTTAAGTTTTTTCTCACTTTCCTTGGTTTGCTTTCGCTCAGCCGCAGCGAGTTCATCTTTCTTATCCTTGAGTACATCGAGAGCTTTTTGGGCACGGACAATCCGCTCTATTTCCTCATTGGTGACAATTGCTGTTGTGCCAGGAGGAGCAACAGCCTGCTTAGCTTTTTGCAGTTCAAGAATCTTTTTAACAGTTTCTTCACTGTAGCCAAGATTTAAGAGTGCTAATTCTTCATTGGATTTCAGAACTTCCGCTTGTAGGCTATCAAAATAACCTTTCTGAGCTTTAGCTGCCTTTTGTGCTGCACTTTCGTTGCCAATTAATGCCTTAGAATTTTCGTCAATTCCAGCCACAGCCGTTTGTGCTTTATGCCCTGAAAGTTCCACTTCAATACTAAAAAGCTTCAATGATTCTTTAGTGGTTTTGGCTTCTTTGGCATTCTTTTCAAACTCTGCACTATTTTCTTTTAGTGCATTATAGATATCTCGACTAATACGCAACTCGTTAAAACGTTTAACTGCCTCATTCATGCTAATAGTGCCATCTTTGGCCTGATTAACTACCTGAACAATTTCTTTATTACCTTTATAAAGTTGAGCAATCGCATTCAATTGAATATTGATCTTACTACTAGATTCTGCAAGTGCTTTGTTCTGACGTTCAAAGGATGCAGTCATATCATTGATCGCAGAATCCTTTTCGAGTCCGCGTAAAGCTAACAATTCATCTTTTGCTCTTTTCGCTACTTCAGCTTGCTCCTCTAACTTTTTGTTAGCCTTAGCAGCTTTATCTTGAAAATACATATAGCCTGCTGCTAAAGCTGTAATTCCAATGGTGATTGCACCAATTGGCCCCCCAACTAAACCTAATGCACGGTTTCCAAGTGTAGCAACCCTATTTAAATTTCCTTGAGCCACTGTATATGCGGCTGTAGCGACTGTAGCTTCTTTAGTGGCAATATTATGTGCAATTTCTGCGGCTGTAAGTCTTTGTACAGCCAGAGCACGTGCATCTGCACTTGTCGCAGCATTATATTCTGCTCGAGCCAAACCTACTTCAGTAATAGCTAATGCTGCAGACTGTCTAGCTCGCATTGCCTCCACACCGAGCAACTGAACTTGAGATTGCGCCTCTGCAATGCTTGCAGCCCTTTGTTGAGCTGAAGCAGCAATACTCGCTTGTACAGCAACCGTTTTTGTTAAAACGGCTTTTGTCATTAAGCCAATACCTATGGCAAATGCACTGTCTGCAATTAAATTCAAATTATTTGCTAATAACTGAATCGATCCTGATAAAGCCTGTGCTGCACCACTACCTTTACCAGCCTCGCCGACAAATTTAGTAATTTCATTGTTTAGGAGTGTGAGAGACTGCCCGATTGTAATATCAGTTTTAGCAAATAATGCATCTACATCATTTTGAACATTTTTAAGCGCTTTAACGATTTCCTGTGAAGTGATTTTTCCTTCAGCCGCAACTGAACGCAACTCTCCTACGGTGATCCCCATGCCTTGAGCAATAGCCTTTGCTAATGCCGGGGTTTGCTCCATTACAGAATTAAGCTCTTCACCACGCAATGTACCACTTGCTAACGCTTGTCCGAATTGAACTAAAGCTGCATCAGCAGCTTCTGCACTTGCACCACTAATTGCTACAGCTTTAGAAACTGTTTCAGTTAAACGTGCTGTGTCATCCATTGTGAGGTTTAAAGTTTTGGCATTATCACTAAAACGCTGGTAGACCTGCAACACAGAATCCCAAGCCGAATAGGTTTTTTGAGCAATTCGGAAAGTGTCTTCCGTTGCTTTATTTAGTTCAACTTGATTATTAGTGACCAACTTAAGACGGTTTTGTAGTCCAGTATATGTATCCATCTTTGAAATGGCAGAACTTACTGTTACTAGCCCAGCCATATACCCAGCTAGTGCTCGCGTAGCTACAGATAAGTTGTCCATAGACTTAGATGCAAACTCACCTTTACGCTCAATACTATCCAGTTCATTGCCTAGATTGCGCGCATTTCGTTCTGCATTTTTTGCATCAATTACAATGACGAGACGTGATTCTTGTGCCATCTTACTTTCCTCTAGGCAATAAAAAACCCACTCAATGAGTGGGTTAGTAACTAAACTTAACTATCTATCAGATTCATCAGCTACGGCTGCAATATCAGCCGCGGCAGCTGCTGCTGCCACCTCTACACTAGGCATAGATTCATCCCAACTTTCACGCAACTTCTCAGCTTCTCTTTCGTGCTTTTGATTTCTATAGATTGTTTCAATTTCTTTATAGCGCTTGTTGTCAATTTCATTGAATGGACTATCTTTGACACCAACAACTCTTTTAATAGCTTTATTTAAATAAAAGTTTGAACCTTGAAACTCAGCAAGAGGAATATGTGCAGACAACCCAATATCTTCACCATCACTTTTCAACTTGTATAGATAAGTATTCAATGGCTCAGGGCTTGCCTCATCTTTATTCAATCGATAAATAAAGCTACATTGATAATATCCTCTTATTGACGCTCCATATGAGTTGTGGGCCTCATAATCAATATCAACTGTTAATTCTCGGAACCTAGCTTTCTCTTCCTTGATACTGTCTTTTACTATTCCATCTTTAGTAATTAGATCACCAAATACATTAGTAATATCCTCAGCTGGCGGAATAACTGTAGAGATATTTGCCTCTCCAATCTTTAGGCTGGATGGGCTTTTTAATGAGTTGGTTAGATAATCAACACACTTATCATAAGTTGAATTGAATACTTTTTTATCAACCCCAGTATTAGCTTCTTTGCACCCACCTAGTAAAACCACCAAACCTAATAAAATAATCTTTTTCATAAAAATACCCTCATATTTGAGGGTATTTATAGCACAGGTTTCGGTTCGTTAGGAGGTTAGGTTCAAAACTCTACTGATCGGCGTTACAGCGTACAGATTTGACAATATCTCTGCTTCTCTTTTAAAGGCTTTACTCTTTTCTCTATCATCCATAAAAACTTGTAATGATAGATTTTCCACAAAATTGGAGAGGTCTAAACCTTTTCTCAGTAGCTTCCCTGTATTTTCAGAGGTTGGTTCACACACATCAATAAATTTTGATCCTGCTTTAAAAGCAAAATGGTGTTTAGCTCCTGAGGCACCAAGTACATCAATATTTTGCTCCAAGGCGCTTCCATATTGCAAAAATAAGAAGCCCTTAATCTTAGTCACAACCTCATCAAAAGATTGTTCTTCAGAAGAGCTAGGGCAATATGATGTAATTCGAGATAATAGGCCAAGCATAGCACTTATCGCTGGTTTGAGTTCCGCGATAGAAGCCTCGATCTGCAATTCAGTTCCATTAAACAGAATGCTGTCTGAAGTTTGGTTGATTTGACGTTTTATAATTTCCCTTGCCTTGTCTGGCATTGGCAAATTATCTGCAAACATTCTCATGTTTAAACCAACATCACGAATCCAAACACGATCTTTAGAGGTCTTAATATAATAGGTTGAAGGTCGACCATCAGCAAAAAAGTGTGGTGTAGTTACTCCCAGCCACTCCTTGTCTTTATCAAAGCACTCAGAGCCCAATGACTGGATAATGCTAGCAACATTACTCATATAAGCTCTCCTTCAAATGGTTGATGACACTGACCAAAAATAGTTAAATTGGTCTTAATTCTAAATTCTTTAAACCAATTATACCAATCAAACGATTCATCATCCTTAACTTTGGTCGTTTCTCCAATTATATACCAATGAGCACCATAAATTTCTGAACCATCCTCATTGCGATGACTCAACTTGTCGCTGGGTTCAATCTCAAGTTGTGCAAAAACATCTGAGTGGTTGATAACATTAAATATTAAAGAAAAACTGTGATAAACGAATCCATTTGGGCTTCTGTTGGATATTAGTTTCAACTCCAACCCAGGGATAGTTGTCATCAGTTCATCCATGACCACCCTTGTTCTGTAGGATGCTGTTGTCCGGTCCGCACTTAACTCCATGATGATTTCTTCATCAATAAATTTTTGCATTTGTAGAAGTTCATGCAATTTTTCTGGCGGAGTTTTAAGAAGCCTTCTTTGTTTAGCCATCTATATTGTTGCTCTATTTATTATTCTTCACTAGGAGTAATTTTTACATTCAACCCACCAAACCTTTTAGAAAGCTCTTCCATAAGTTCCTCAGTAGTGAGTTCAGATTTATTAACCTTCACTCTACTCAAACTGTCTTGCAGCCTATGAACAACTTCTGCATTAAGCGACCTACTATTTTCAATAGCTGCATGCTCTATTTCTTTCTTCAACTCTATAGGCACTCGAATATTGATTTGCGGGTCTGCTCTAGACATCACTTTGAAGCTCAAAAAAATTTTTATAAGAATAATAGTATTACGGTGCTTGACACAATAGCATCACCGTTATATAAATATATCACCGTTATACATTGGGATTAAAAATGGCTAGAAAAGACCCTCAGATTAATATCCGCGTTCCAGAAGATACTCTAGATAAATTAAAAATTGAAACTGAAAAAGAGCATCGAAGCCTAACAGCTCAAGTAAACCTTCTTATTGAAGAATGGTTACTAAAGCGTTCAAATCATCAAGCTTAAAAAAAATAAACCCTGCCGACTCTCACATCAAACAGGGTTTTGTATCATTCCCCGACTAAGGAAAATCAACATGACAAGTTTAGCACTAACCTTTAATGAAGTGAACTTTTCACCTGTACAACATAATAACCAGATCTGGCTTTCGGCTAGTGAATTAGCTAAAGCACTTGGTTATGAAAAATCAAATGCGGTTACTCAAATCTATGAACGAAATAAAGATGAGTTCGCAAGTGATATGACAACGACCCTCAAAGTGAGTGTTGTTAATTCAAGCTGTTCCGTCGAGAACCTCAATTTGAGGCTCTCGAAGAAAACCGAAAATCTAGAAAAAACTATTCGTGTTTTTTCGCTTCGTGGTTGCCATTTAATCACCTTCTTTGCACGTACTTCTGTAGCAAAGCAGTTTCGAAAATGGGTTCTTGATGTTCTTGATAAAGAAATTGGCGCACCAGTTGCCAAAACTCACAAATCAGAGCGTGAACCTTTAACCAATGCAGTAAATCTTTTAGTAGCTAAAACTAAGCATTTGAATTACAGCGATGCTTATAAATTAGTTCATCAGCGTTTCAATGTTCAGCATATTGATGAAATTCCATACGATGTAATACCTGTGGCTGTGGAGTATGTTCACCACTTAATTGCTATGTACAGCAAGGCTGAAAAACAAGGTTCTTTGTTTAATGAAGATCAATTTAAACTCCTTAAGAACCTTATTGATGCAATTATTACCCAAAACTTTGCGACTAGTCGAATCTATCGAGCAGTACATATGCTTAACAACGAGCAAGGACACTACTTAGCTGAATATGCTTTTAAAACTAATATTGCAGTTCTAAAACTTACTCGGGCAATGGATTTAAGAGGGCCACTTAATAGAAAAATCATTAGTGATGATTTAAAAACCATAAGCTACACAACAGGCAATCAACATTATAGCGACCGTTGGTTTCATCCATTGATGGAATCGGGAATGCTAGCTGGTGCTTTGCGAATTTCTGGTGGTTGGTAGTCTTCTAACAAAAAAGCCCTTCGGGGCTTTCTTTTCATGAGGCACCTGTATGATACAGGCACCTCACGGTGCTTTTTGGCGCAATAAAAAACCACCTAGGGTGGTTATTCAGTTTGATTATTTGCATCAACTTCAGGAAGGTGAACTTTGTATTTTCTAGGAGTGTCTCCAGAGATGTTTACACCCCGTTGCATTCTTAATAACAATTCTGCACTTACCGGATCGGCTGGACGCCAAGGACCATCGTTAACACATTTTATCACATGTTCAAAATCTTCTATTTCAAGTTTTCGATAAAGCACATAACTGTCATGCTGAACAAAAGGATGTTCGCCTTTTTTAACTATACAGGCTGAATCGTAATACTTATCCACATAGAGTGTTGTGATGTTAACTCTTACAATGCAAATTTTATTACCATAACCAAGTTGAGTGTATTTACTTGGGTCAAATAGTACAACATTCAGATGGTCCTTTAAGCCATCTGGACGAAAAAAAGCATCCCCAACTTTACCTTCCCAGTTCATTAGTAATCAGCATCCTAACAACATAAGTTTTCATTTTCCTGATTCATTCTAACTTCAGATTCCATATCTTCAATAATATGCTTCTGAAGTTCTTGATTAAATCCCAATGCAGAGAATAAATCATCATAGCGAATTGGAGTGCTACTTGCACCAGGATCACTCCACTCTGGACAATGAGTATGAGTCCAATCAACTAAATCCCATCTTGATAAGTGCCCAAATTGTTGCCATACATTATTTAATAAAGAGATATCATTATCACTCAATTCAAGCAAATCATCTTCGCTTCGAATCATACTCTTATCTCTTAATGCAACTTCATTATTTGAGCGATCAGATATCCACTCATTCCAAAACTCTTGATGACGAACAGCCCCATTCATAACATTATATGTTATTGATAAAACAGGACCATGCCTCATGGAAACTAAACTATCTCCAATAAATGGGCGATGAAATTTTCTAAAAGACTCTCTTTCAGAAATATAAAGTAATTTCATGAGCTTAAGAATTGGCAAATGTCCATTAGCTTTAAACAGAAAAAAAGCTGCTGCTTGGGTCAACTTTTTTTCATCAAATAAAAAAAGATTATCCATAGCTGGCAATTCCATAAGTTTAGACTTGATAAGAGGTGGTAAAGATAAGCAGGGTTATAATTAATATTGTATTCGGCACCTAGAGGCAACGTATTTACAATACGTTTACGATTATCGCAGTGTTTATCGTACCTCAATCTAGGCGTGGTGTATTTATACCGCGCTGCGACTACATTGATAGAATATTTGATAATGACATTCCTGTCAATAAGGAATTTTAACGGGAATGTCAAGGGCATAGGCGTATTATGTAACATCAAGTGCGCTATATCACGTCGCAAAGTCTAAGTTATGTCCCGAAAGTCAGCATTTAAGTCTTCGTCGCTCGTTGCGTCGCCTTCTTATGCGCCTCCTCCAAAAACAAGTTATCCAATGCAAAAATACAGTCATTAAAAATATGAGCAGCCACTGGCAAATCATTATGCTCTGCATAGACATTGATTGCCTGCTGATCTAAAGATAACGGGATGCCCTGCTCATACCGTCTGGATCTGGCAATAGTACTAAATGCCGAAAGAATAGAGTCAGCCGCATACGAATATTCTGGCGGATCCGGAATACGGCCACCTAAGAACTTGATTTGCTCGATTTCGTGCGGCGTTTTCGACGCATACGTTTTTTGGTATTTGTAGAGCTCGATGACTTTCCCAGAATTAAAGCCTTGTCCTTGTCGGCTTCTTCCTGAATCTTCTGGGCCTGTTCTTTAATGAATAGCCAGATTGAAATACCAATATCACCAAGATTAAGAAGCTTTGAGGCATTCTCAGGTGTATAGGGCTTTTCAGATTCAACCGTTTTACCGTCTACGATTTCGGCAAATACCACACCTTTCCAGTCTTCAATTAAGTGGGCAGCACATGCATCCATTAAAAGCTCGTGGTAAAGCTTGGCATTTTCATCTTTGACCATCACATCATAGCCTTTAGACGAGATCTGATTTCCTGCTCGTTCAATAGCTACCTGAAAAGGCTTATAAGCGATACCACGGACTTTAAATTCTGCCTGTACCTCTCCATCAGCACCTTTGTATTCGCACCATTTTGATACGTCCGAGCTTTTAATAATTCCGACTTTTAAAGCCATAGCAACCTCTAATTTTTAGAAATAAAAAAGCCCATGGGATTCCATAGGCTTTGTTACTGAATAAGTTGATTACACAAGAGCACGTACAATTGTTGGCGCTGTACGAACTTGGGCAAAGTTGATATCTACAGTTATGATGTCATCACCACCGCCATCCGGGTGATTGGCTTCCATGACTTCTAATTGAGGGAAGTTAAACGAGTATTTACTGCCTTTGCTGTCTCTGATGTCGAAGGTCAGTGTAAACACATCACGGGTTTTGATTGCATCAATCCAACCAGCAGCTGTGGCCGAGAACATGAATGAAGCATTTGCTTCGATATCCATCATTTTTTCAATGTAGAACTCTGGTGTGTACTTACCCGAACCGATACAACGGATTGCTTCAAGGTTGTTATTGATAGAAATGGTAAGAGACTGTAGACACGCTTTACCTTGAATAGACTGACCATTAACTAGCAAGTTTTCAACGTTTGGCATGCTGACCAGTGGTCGTGTTGAAGCTGCCACCGGATTCACTACAGGGTTAGTTTGCTGACGAGTAAACGAGCTACCTACAAGACCAAAGTTACCAGTAATTTTTCCAGTGGTCTGGATAGTAATTTCACCAGAATTAACCTGTACTCCACGATAAATAAAGACTTGGCCAACATCTTCGAAAACTTTAACCAGCGTTAATGACTTACGTACCGTACCACCAAAACTTAAAGCGTTACCCGCCCAATTATTGAAGGCTAAAGCACTTAAGAATAGATCAAATGTTCCAAGTGATAATTCAAACTCTAACTGACCTGCTACTTCTGCTTCAGTAACTACCCCACCTTGTCGAAAACGTGAATCAACCACTTCACTGCTTTCTTCAGTAGAAACATTTTCAGATAAACCATCACTTACACGGCGAACTGTGTACCAGATCGGGTTTGCTGGAGTTGTTCCTAAAACTGCTTCTTCACAAGCATATAATCGAATTTTTGCGCCTGAACTCATTTATGGTTCTCCAAAATTTAGGCAATAAAAAACCCGCTTTTTAAGCGGGTTATTAAAGTGTTTCGTCTGTGTCTGAGATTTCTGGCGGTTCCACGCCATTCATGGCTGCAGCAACTGCCTGAGATAAGTTAGTAGGCTGGAAATCCACTGGTGTTTCACTCAAAAGCTCTTCAGGCTCTGGTTCAGGTTCTTCATGCAGACGAATATCAATCCAGCGGCCTTCTGGAATATCAAGTGGATTTTCGAGATCAGCTACAATGGCTGCCTTTTCCACATCAAACTTACGTTTATAAGTTTTAATTGAAAGATCACCATTTTCTAAGGTTGAATATTCAACTGCTACTACCGTATTACCGTTGGCATCCTTAGGTACTTCAATGTACCAGCCTTCCTGAGCAAAACCTAATGAGCCTTTCACTAAGTAATCACCAGTACCCAACTTATCGAAAGTGATTGGTTGCTTAGCTGCATCGTTATTTAGCTCAATATGACTTTGGAAAAGCTTAACGACTGGCGAAGCGGCTTTAATAAAACCTGAACCATCCACGGTTGTATTGTGTTCTCCACGCAAGGCGTACCATGGGGTGTAAGTACCCTGATATGATTTTCGTCTAAAGCCTATATATGTTGCTGAAGTTGCAATACTTAAATTAGCAGCATGTTCGCTTGCACTACCCGCATTCAGCCCAAGAATATACTGGGCCTGTGCCGTAGGATAATCACCTGCAGCTGCCGCACCTGCACTAGTGCCTTGTAATCCAATAAATGAACCACCTGCATCAAAACCGGATAATGCTGTTGACCCCAAGTTTTTATTTGCAGCAAAACCATTATTCACGATTCGCTGAAACTCTGTTGAGCTGGCATCCAGTAATCGCTTCCATGGCGTCCAGTTGGTTAAATCTGAGGTAGAGCGAAACCAGATCCGGCTGCTTGATGCGGAAATATACACCTGATTACGGTAACTATTAGAGCCAGCAACGTTCAATACAAGCAACGACCCAACAGTACCAGCTTCAGGAAAGTTTAAAGCAAGAGTTGCACTGGCAAATGTATCATTGCCATAGAACCCCACGGTGGTCATATTATTCAGATCACTTCCATTAACATCTGTGTTTCTTAATGGTTTCCCTAAACCAAAATCACCAACCCGAAGCACTCTCCCAATCGTATCATCTGAAACTGAAGTAGTAAGATTTGCTGCAGCTGCTGTACCAGCACCTTGGACCTGTGAAAGTTGTGGGTTTAAGTTTGGGATGCCAGATGCAAATGGCAACATGAACTGTCGCTTGCCTTGTGAGGCGTTATAAGGGAATGGCCGATGATCCCAACTAAATTTAAAAACAAGATTTGCCATTATGCTGTTACCCCATCAATCACTTGGAAAATCAGAGTATCCGTGTGCTGGGTGACTCCACTTACAACAGCTTTAATATCCATCTGGCACAGACCTAAAGGCCAAGCTGCTGTACTTGCACCTGATTTAATATTCAGCCATCCCTTCTGTGTACTTTGATTTAATGCAGCACAAGTCAAGGTAGCCACAGCTGCTCCATCAGCCAAAGCTTTAATCTGTGAAGTAAAGGTGTAACCGGTTAGATCAATTGCACGGCGAACATCATCGGGTGGATATTGCAAAGTTTCATCCATATCAACTAGCTGCAAATTCAAGTTGAATGTGTCACCACGCTTAAAAACAAAATTGCTCATAAGTGATTCCTATAGACATAAAAAAACCACCGATGAGGTGGTAGTGAAAGATTGGTTTGTTATGTGCTTTAGTTAACTAAAAAACTTATTGATACATTGTATTGAATGAAGTCAGCATCTTTACCCGCATAAATAGATTGGCCATTCAAACATTCTAAGTGTTCGATTGAGTAATATTCAAAATGAGCAAGTAATGCATCACTCAATTTTGTGATTTCAATTATTCCTGAATTGGGACGTGCAAAGCATTGAATCATGATATTACCGGTACGGCGAGTACATGGCTTATCTGCAATGCCAGAAGTAAAACTGGGACCACCTGCAATCGTTAAGCGGCACCAAACACCATCTTTAGGTACATTAAAGCCTGGTAAATTTGGATACTGGATTCTGTCTTGCGTAATACCGGTAAAAGCTTGCATACGATCGATAATAGCTTGCCTTGTCTGCTCTAAAGTCATTGCCATTTTAGCCGCCATACTTCTGAGAAATAAAGGTAAAGGTGGTGTTGTAAATTCCTTGTGGTGCTTGATCAGACCACCCATTTTCTAAGCGCTCTGCATAAGGCTGGTTGTTCTGGATATAAACTAAATTGCCCAACTTAAACTTCACGGCTTGAATAGCTGCATCCTGAATAGCATTTGTTTCAGGTCCACGGACACCATAATCACCAGATCCAATTGAAACGATATGCGAAGCACGATAAGCGCCAGTATCAACAGGACTTGAAACGACCAAAGACTGAACAGCATCCATTGTAATTTTCTTTACTTTTTCCTCTGCCATTTTAGCCACATCAAAACTAAAATCAGTTGGCCTTTTCCCCTTCCATCCCATCATTTAACTCGCTTTCCTCATACATCTTAAAGAGATCCTGAGCGATCGCCTGAATTGAATAAGCTTCAAACTCAGAGCTCGGTTCTCGTTCACCCATGAGCTTTTTAATCTTTTGCCAGACATGAACAGCTTCATGTAAAAGCAATCCATAATCTTGAATTCGGTCTTTATCCGCCGTATCACCAATTTGGACGATTGCATATGCACCATCAGAAAAAGTACTAACTTGCGCATCCGCTCCCATATCCAAAAATTGATCGGCCTTATCCATATCTTCAAATAACAAATCCATGTGTAGTTGATTTCGAGCAAGCGTGTACTGCACATGTTGAAAAGGCGAGATATACCATTCAGGAACATAATCAGGATTAACCATTTTAGCCCCTACACTTTTCGAAGCTGACATTTCCATATTGTGCTAGCTGGATCCTGTTGAATATGAATTACCCGGAATGAACCTAAGGCTGTTAACCACTCATCATCAATTTTTGGAGTCATAGTTACTTCATTCTGCAGCACTGTAGCCTTCTTATCAGTGGCCAATACTCCAAGCGTTTGAATCTCATATTGACTGTATGAGCCAAACAGAACGCCACGGCCAGAATAGTTTTCTTTAACTTCAACATACGTTTCAGTCTTAGGATCCCAATTTGTTTTTGAGATCCGCTCACATGTAAAGGTATGAACGGCGTCCGCTAAATCATCATTAAATGCTTCGGCAATATCTGCCTGAATTTCGTCACGTAAGCCCATATCATGCCCTGTAAAGTGGTATGCCAAAGCCATTAAAACTTGCATTTGGATCTTTCAAATCAAGTGAGTCAATAAAATCAATTGCTATCTGTTCAAAGCTAGAAATTGCTTCAGATCCATCTTGGTATTCTTTTTCTGACTCAACAGAATCAGCTTTGACCTTCTTACGCTTCAACTGCTGGTCTTTGCCGTTATAAATTACTTTGGCCAGAATTCCTTTGATAATTTCACAAGCCGCGTCTTTAAGAAGTGGATCAATAGGATCTGGTACAAAACCAATCCGTTTTTTCATCCAAACATTAGCCAGCTTTACCAGACGAGCTTTATCACTGTCTGGTGCAAAATCGCTGCCCAAAATTGAATTTGCGTCATCTACAGTAATAAAGCTCATTGCATTATTCCTTCGGGATTAATTTAAGGAGTTCTGCTTTTGTTGCAGACGGTTTGTAACCAATGTTTTTACTAGCCAAATACTCTTTTAATTGATCATTTGACCAGTTTTCAAAATCATTAGCTGCCGTTTCTGTAGCTGGGTTTTCTGCCGCTTTTCCAGCTTCCAATTCAGCAATACGCGCTTGCATTGCGGGAATATCGTTTTTAAAAGCTTCAAATTCAGTTTTTATACCGACCACTTGAGCTTCAGCATCTTTAAGAGCTTTATCTGCTAAGACTGCTGCATCTTTTAATCGTGAATTCTCAGATAACAACTCTGACTGGTTGCCGCCGGCCTGCTCTAAGATGGCAATTTTCTGCTTAAGCTGAGTGTTTTCTTCAACTATCTTTTCACACTCAGCTTTTGCATCATCAATCACAGTTTGAAGTTCAGGGGTGACTCCTACCTCGACATTTACCGTGGCCAAAGTCGTTTTTTGTGGCTCTTCCAACTTACGAACTTCAACTGGAACTTCTAAAGATTCGTAATCCTTTTGAATCTTTGGATAATTACCGTAAATAATTACCTCTTTTGCTTTCAAATTTGGGTTTTCATAATAGTCAGGGTTAGCAATAATGCCCGTCTCTAATGCAGCAGCTGCTGCAATGCGTGTATAGATAATCTTCATGGCGCTTTTCTCTTAATAATAAAAAGAGGGCTTATTAGCCCCCTTAGGTTTTAATTTTTAGGTTTTAACCAGTTGTCGCTGTACCTGATAAATCAAGTAAGGTACCTGCTGTCATTTTGTTGCTGGTTGCATATTTAATCCAGTTAGCGCTTGAACCAAGTAATGTAAGGTCAGGATTTTCACCTTTCGATGTATCCCAACTATAACCAAGAATATCTAGGTTAAATGCACCTTCAGCACGCATACCGATTGCTAAGTTTTCTTCATCATTGATGTCATAAGCTCGGAAGCCCGGTACTTGTGATTCAGTTACTGTTACAGCACCATACTGCAAGCCAAAAGCATCGTTATCACCTACAGCATCCGTCACCAATACCGGCTTTCCTAAGGTTCCTGGTAAACCACCATAGATAACGATTTCAGATTCACCGTAAATTTGCTTAGTGATAGCATCATCGACAATATCGAAATATGTATCTGAGTTCATCACCCATAAGCCAATTCGGCCAAACTTATCACCAAACTTTCGCATACCACGAGTTAATGCTTTGCGGCCATCAACAACGATACTTCCTTTCGCAACCATATCGGGATTACTAGAAATAGCAGCTTTTAAAGAAGCTAAACTGTACTCTAATCGGCCTGCAACCAATGCATCTGCAAGATCGTAACCAACAACCATAGCAAATTCTTCTGGTGTACGAGCACGGCGCTTAAATGCCTCTTCAGTTGATGCATAAGGACCATATTTATATGGAATTTTTACACCTACAGACTCACCTGCACCGATTTTTTCCGGAGTTACTTTTGCATTGGAGTTCACATCACGATGTTTAATGCTACCACCAACTTTGTAGAATGCATTTTTATTGAAGTCACCTTGAATGATTTCATTACGATAAATAATCGCACCATTGGAAGCTTCATTAAAAACATTCAAATTGTCTTGTAATCGTTCTAAATAGGCTGTTTGAGCCAGTTGGTTGTAGATGATCATGTCGGAATTAACTGTCGTAGTCATAACTACTTATCTCCAAATATTTAATGATTAGTTCGGTAGTTTTAGGAAGGCATCATTGCCATGTTCTTTGATGTAATCTGCTTTCTGAGAAACAGACATTTCACTGCGTTTCATTCCAGTAGGTGCTCCACCTTTGCCCCCACCTTGAAAACCGCCACCAGTTCCTTTACCACCTTTAAGAATTAAGTCTTTATGCTGGTATCCACCAACCAATGACTCTAAAGCTTCATCAACATTTGCAAGTTCACCCGGGCGGACACGTGAATAAATCTTTTCGCCGTTCGGATCATATGCAACCACCTTGCCTTCTTCGATTTTGAAGTGATGACCAAAGGTTGCCTGAACCATGTCCACAGGTACTGCAATGTTGTCTTGAATGTACTTAGAACGAGCAAAACCACCGCCGATAAGTTCTTTATGTAAAGAGGCTTCTAGAGCATCACGTTGCGCAACAATCGGGGCATATTTTTCCTCAACTGCTTTGATAGCTTCAGCTTTAACTTTCTCAACTTCACCGGCATCCACCAGCTTTTTATCATCGAGATTTTGGATTGTTTGTAATGCCTTTTTAGCTGCCGCTGGGTCTTCAATTCCTTCAAAAGCTTTTAATGCTTTTTCGGCTGCTTCTTTGGCTTCACGATGTGTTTTAGCTTCATTGTTTAAGCGTGCAATTGTTGCTACCGAGTGTGGTGCATCATGTGGCATTTCTTTGCCGTCATCATGAATATAGATCGGCTTATCACCGTCTACTTCCGCATAAACTTTACCGTCGATTGTTACTGTTTTAAGTTTCATTGGTCATCCAACCTATATATACAAAATGGGCATCCGCCCGGATTCGCCGTTAGCATCCGCTTTCGGCAGGCAATAAAAAAGCGCCCTTTAGGACGCTTCATTTCTATAAATGATTATTTACTTAAAGCTTGGCGTACAAATGCATCTTTTGCTTCAAGTAGCTTTCTTAATCCAGTGGATTTTTCAGGCCCGTCAGGAAGTTGCTCATCCATTTGCCGAGCTAAATCACCAATTGGCTTACTAACTTGCTGCAAATGTTCAGGTAAATGTTCATATTGGAAATATTGGATAATAGGGCTTGGCATTTTCTTCTCACAAAAAAAGCACCCGAAGGTGCTATGGTTAAAAATTAAGTTCTATTTGATGAGTGCAATTGCTTTTAATCTTTCAAAAGTAAAACCATAAATTGCCATAGCTTGAAACCTTAATTTGAAGAAATGGCACCAGAATTCATTTTGTGCTCAGAATATATTGAGCATCTGACATATTGATTTGCTTTTCAGGCATTTGTAGTACCTTTCGCTACGTTTCCTTTGCACCCCAAACCTTTTGTCTAGGTTCATCACCAACTAAGCGGATGCCTTGAGGACCACCTACATCAAATGTTGCCGTGATAGTCGCTGGACCCTCAAAAACACTACAATTCATTTTTACAGCGGTTAATCCAGCTAATGGAATACCTGTTTCCTCGTCACAAAGAGCAAGATGAGAAGATTTATCTGAAACTCTTTTAAGTACCAAATGTCTAACTTTTGATTCACTCATAAGCCAAACTCCATAAATGACAAAAGCGCCATTTGGGCGCTTATATAGGTGAAAATTGTGTCTTAAGTGAGTTTAGAATTACCTGTAATCGGCAATAATTACTCACAGTTAAATCCAGTTCCAACAAGGTCTTTTTTCAAATTTGAAACGAGATTTTGTTGTTCCTGCTGTTGTCCACTAAGATAATTTTTATCTAGAGTCTCTGCACCATCAATAGATTTATAAAGCTCTTTAGATTCCTCTAAATTGTCTTTTAAAAACGTGGTGAGGTTTAGTTTCGCCTGGGCAGCTCTACATAAATTATTTTTAGCTTCTAAA